CATACATTAGTACAACTCTACCTCTAAAACACTTTCCTGCCAACTACGCGTTTCATTATATTCCGGTTTATGATAATTACGATCATAATAATTTAAAAACATAAGCTGCTCATAAGTTGGAAAATCCGTAGGAATCTCTTGCATTCCCAACTTAAGAAGATACTTTCGGTCCTCAGCCAATTGTTCGGGCAAATTTCTATCAACAAAAGCCTTACCCTCAAGAGCAACACTATACTTATAAGACAATTTGTAGACAAAACGCAACATTATGTACGCTGTAGGTTCAATGCCTAAAGTATCATATGCCAATCCAACTAAACGACTAAGATTCATATATATGGGACCACTACGCTTATTTGGCACTCCCATTCTCCACTTATACTGAGCAATAGGTCTCCACGGAACAACCTTAGCAATTTTTGGATGTTTTATATTTAAGCAAAAATTCTCACTCAAAACAAAAACACGCTTCAAATAAGTAGGACCACAATAAATCTTATTCAATACTGACCCTGATGCAACCTTCAAATACGTAATCAATGAATTATATGTTCCAGTGGTTTTCATAACAACACCATACTTCGCATAAATAAAGTCAGCAAAGCCCTCTACCGAAATACAATCAAGATCACGAGGAACAGAAGCCAAATAATCATCACCAAAGAACAAACACACAATTCTACGAATCAGCAAATAGGACCAAATTTTTCTTCTCATATCCTTATGAACTTGCATCATCACTGTAAAAATATACGCCAGCCAATAAAAATTCACCATTATCCAAGAGTTTCCATGTGACGTCTCCAAACTACCAGACGGCATAAAACCAATAATCAACATGAAATCCTCCACCCAACGAACGGTTTTTCCTGCCAGCATTTCTGCTAGACCTTCAACAATACATCTTATCAGGAGAAACATCGGATCTTTATCATCCCAAACTACCCACATAAGAGCAAACATCTGGTACATAACTAAATGCATAGCACCAATAGACGTATCCAAACCAGAAATATCACCATCAAAAAACTTCTGAGTACCTGATTTTTTCCACCTATAAGACCTATAGGTAGAATCTTTCGGGTGATACTCCAACTCATACTCATCCCCCAGTTCACCAAACAACGCATCATACTTAACTTCAGCACCACCATATAACCATGAAGTGCCTATTTCTATATGCGCAGAAAGATTTCTAGAACCAGGATAGATCTTATCAAAGTCTGGATAATATGTTCTCTCAATCTTACGAAAAGATAAAAGACGCCCTATAATTGAATCCTTAAATAAAGCAAAGATTCGACCTTTATTAGCATAATCTCGAACCTTATCACGATGCAAGGAATTTTCATCAATACAAGATCTATTTTCATCCTTAAAAGAAAGACTAGTAATAGGTTGTTTAAAATTTTTCTCAATAGGTACACAACCTTCCCTAATCATATTAGCCGCACAAATAACAAAGTTAGAAAAATCTCTAAAAATATTAATAGCTGCTTGATTCTTAGTAGGATGAGTAGTAAAAATATACTTGCAATATTTGGACTCAATAGGG